CCTTCTTTGACTTAACGTCTGCGGCAACAAAGTATTCTAGGTTTAGTTTATCATTCTTGAATGAGCTGACGCCGTTGGATGATATATTGACCTTATAATCCCCAGCAATCAGCTTTAAGTTCTCAGCAGCAAATGCCATAGCAAGATCAGCCGTGGATGTTCCATTCACCTTTAGAGAAAACTTATTGGAAGAAGGATTCTTAGGGTCAGCAACGACAACACTTACAACACCATCCTTACTAACAACATTAATCTTATCAAGCTGTAGGATAGCAGTAGCCTTAATTACTTCATTAAGGCCTTGCGCTGTTAGGTCAAATGTAATCTCTGGATCTTTGACAGCAATCTTTTCAGCTACGCCTTCAGAGGGTGCTACAACCATTTCTTGGTTGGCATAAACATATTCTACGGATCTTCCTTCCGAAGAAACGATTACTGAATTCTCACCAAAGGTGAAATCCGGATCATCAAAAATACTAATCACACCCAAGAACTGTTGCATATCATAGATAGCAAATGAAGCCGGGAATTGCTCAGTAACCGTAGCCTTCGCAAATATGTTCTTATTAGTACTAATCGTACTTAGCACACTTCCCGGCTTCACCAACAGATTAGGATTGATCGAAGCAAAGTTCTTCAAGACCTGTAAGGTCTGACTTGAAATTTTCATAATATAAATTGTCCTTTATCACTTATTCTCGGCGCCCACAATATTCTCGTACATTGTAGTAAATTCTTCAATGGAAGACAACTCCTGAGCATAGTTATTCTTGTGGAATACCTTTGCCATTTTTGTTAGAGTCTTCTTAGGAATTTCGTGAATCTTGGATGCAGCATCAATTGCATCCTTAATAAATTCCTTTTCCGCATCAATGCGGGTCATTGAGTTTGAAACCTCGACAAGGACTGCCTTCACTTTTTGCTTATCAAATGCCATAATATAATTACCTCAAGTTATTTCTTAATCTTGGAAATATCAGCCGTAGCAGCAGCACCAACAGATGCTAGAGCAGCAAGACTACCACCAAACGTATAAGATCCAGTATGGTTCAACTGCATCCAAGGACATAACCAAACCTTCAAGCCCATGTTACGAACCCACTGACAGAACATATAGTCTTCAGATAGATATCTCTTCGAGTACTGTCGTAGGATAGTATTGTTAGGGTCATCAACAAACTTAACAATATCATCAGGCGTTGCATTTGGATTAGCTTCCAAATATGCCTTTAGCTCAGCACCCATATACATTCTCTTACCATCGATTGGTGTATCAAAGAAAGCGAAAATCTCTCTTGAACCATCGAAGTGAGCTGTACGGACATGGTCAGGCTTATATGACTGGTATGGGAATGTTTCCTCAAACTTCTTGAATGTATTCTTTCGAATCATCATAAAGCCAGTACCAATCTCTAGTACTTCGGCTGGCTCACTTAGCTTAATCTGAGTTGGGCCTTCCTTAGCAATAACAGGATTGAAAACATAATCACCAACAAACTGTTCGAGTGAGTTTGGATTCTCATCTGCAACACCCTTATCAACAGCCTGCTTAACCTTTTCCCAAGAGATGCACTTCTTAGGATATGGACCACCAATGATATCGAATGGTGACTCATCAGACTGGAGAGCCAACAATGTAATAACATCGTTAGGGTCAAATCCGATATCTGAGTCAATAAACATCATGTGGGTGAAGTCACTTCTCATAAACTCATCTGCACAATAGTTACGGGCGCGAGTAATGAGAGACTCATTAAACAAATAATAGACCTTCATGTTAATACCATACTTAACACAAAGAGCTGTTAGATCACACATTGATCTTGTATAGTTGCCATGACACTGGCCCCCATACATTGGAGTGGCTACAAACAATGATCGTTTGCGCAACTCTTCGATTTCAATTTTAATTTCCATTGTCTATTACTCCACTGCTCGGAGAAGACTCTTCTTTCCACCTGCAGCTTGTGGTGGTGTTAGGATCTGGCTTGTTGCCATCTGGTAGTCGTTGACTAGTGAATCAACTGGATCTGTGATGAATAGAACGCTAGCTGGCAGCAATTCAAATCCTTCCATTGCAGTTGTGTACTGCATGAATGGCACAAATACTAAACGATTTTCTTGGAAGGCAAGCAACAATGGCTTGTTAACCTTCAACTTAGTCTTTGTTTCTTGGAGATCACAAATGATCTCATCACCATTCATTAACTTAACAATCTTAATATTCATTATAATTACCTCTGTTGGTTTTTCAAATAACGTATATACTTCTTTAACTGTCTCGATGCCTTTTCCCTATGTGCTGGATGCATCTTCTGGAGAAAGTTAACTCCCTGTAAATGATCATACTCATGTAAGAAGATTCTGGCTGTCATGCCAGTAAACTTTCTTGTCATTGTATTTCCGCCTGGCTCCGTAAAGCGGACACGAACATGGGCTGGTCTCTTGATAGGAGCAACCACACCCTTATATGATAGACATCCTTCTGTTAAGGAAACAACTTCCTCAGACACGTCGACAATTTTTGGATTGAAACATGCAAACGCAGGATCACCTTCCATAATGAATACTCTATATGGAAGGCCTACTTGATTAGCTGATAATCCGATACCCTTATGGTGGCGCATTGTGTCAAGAAGATTTTTGGCCAGTTCCATAGGGTCGATAGGGGGATTGTCAAAATCAAAAAGAGGCAACTCTTGTTCCAAGATTGCACTCTTGTGGTCAATCAAATTATACACCATACTTTTTATCGTGCTCTTTATTCAAGCCATAACTACCATCATATTTATGTAAACTCTCAGCCTTGAATAGTAGGAACTGGCCAATTCTTGTATTCTTTCTAATAGTCAATGGGCCAGTCGTAACATGCATAGCACCGGCCATGACACCATGATAGCCAGAATCATAGAGGCCAGAGGTTAGGAAGACACCATTACGGTTAAGAGTTGATCGAGTGATAACCCAACCAGCTTCACCCTCACCAATCTCAATAATGTTTTCCATTACAACTTCATATGTACCTGGCTCAAGTGTCCAGAAGCCAACTTCATTAGGAAGAAGTTCTTCTGACCCTCTATGAACCTTATAATCTTCGCTTAGAGCAAATGTTTCGTTCTTAATCTTAAAGACCTTACCCAAACGCAAGTCAACTGCATTAGGTTGAACATCTACTTCATGTACATTTGTGAGCTTTGATCCGTGCTCACCCATAATATGGATCATCATACCTTATCTTCCTGTGGTTGTGTGAAGTGATATAGAAGGACGATATAATGGATAGCCTTGAGCAAATCCTTCTTATTGTGTCCTTCCTTCTTACCATATCTCATTAAGTACTTGATAGCAGTATCTCTAGAAGTAGTATCAACACTACCAAGGGAATCCCAAACATCAATAGTCTGGATCTCTTCCTTACCAACATAATGCTGTTGATAGGTCTTACTAATATACTCTAGTACTTCCTTGAGGATCTTATCCTCTCTAAATCTATAATCAATATTCGACATAATTTAAATACCTCTGAACGAGAGTGTCAATGTAGTCCATATTATACTTGGCTAGATTGTAATTGTCAATAGAAATATCACTGTGCTTTAGATCAAAGTCCACTTCCTTCTCATACTTGCCATCGTAGATACCAGTTGGGCTACCATCAAACTTACCACCATTCAATCCAAGCCAAACGGCTGCAGAACTATCCCAAGTGTCAATGTACTGCTTGAATGGTGCCATCAGCTTAATTTCATTTGGCCCATCTACCATACCAAGGAAATGAATCTTCTTACCATTATCTCTAATACGGTCTAGTATACCCCTCTCCTTCAGCTCTTGCATAAACATATAGCGAGCAACAAAGCGCTGAAGCTTGTTACCCTTCTCCACATTATATGCATTAGGTACAGCAAGAATAGATACACCAATGTAGTCTACATGCTTAGATGTAGATGCCCAATCAAATGCACTAATCAAATCTTCTTTGTCACCAACTTTAGATTGAGGACAGAAGAATGTGCCAAATCCTTGGTACTTAAACATAGGAGCAAGATCAATAGCAGTTTGAATAGTCTTAGAAGAGTGTTCAGCTGGATAGTCCGACATAACAACATAATCAGCTTTAACTAACTGCGCCATCTCCAATACTTTTATAGGAGTTAGCATTCGCTTGCCCTGCTTGTACATTTCAAAGGCACTATTATCCATAATAATCATTGCCTTCTCGTTGGACTTCATTCTTTTATAGAATGTTGTATACTTATCACTAGTATCAATAAGATGAGCAAGAGTTAGGTGAGCTTTGTAGCCCTCTACAAGATTCAAACATTCAGTAGGTGCTATATGGCAAAATTCTGTCATAATTATTCATCCTTTATCATTAGGTGGGGACGGTGACGCTCATAAACAAGCTCACAACCATTTTCATTATCTTCACTTACAATTATTGTACAATCTCTACCAGCATACTGGTTCTTCAAATATGCAAGTAGTTCTTCTGCAATCATTTCGCAAGACATGAAGTCTAACTTTAGAATTCCGCTACCATACAAGGCTTCTAATTCCCTTTTTAGGAGAATAAACTCTACATCCCGGTCATCATGGAACACCTCAAGATAAACCTTGAAGTGAAACATATGGCGATGAGGGTTAGCTAGAAAACTAACCTCCTTCAGTTTCTCATCTGTGGCAGCAGCTGGATAGCAATGAATGCCTTCCTTCTGGAATGTTACCCAAATCTTTTTCTTAATCATTAAAGTACTCCAACTCCTCACCATACAATTGAAGAACATCAGCATACCTACCATAAGATATGGATGATCTGTATGGGTGCTTGTTAATATTATGCTTAGGGTTCATTGCGTGTATCAAAGTTTGTTCCTGATACTCGATATGAGGCTGTTGACAGTTATGAGGCTTAATTAGCCACACAAACTTCCATGACTCGTGCTCTTCGAGAAGGGTTCTAAAGTTGGTCATGTCATAACCTTTCTCTCTAGCCTTTCTATGGTTTTCTTCTAACTGCTTTAGACCTAATGTAGTTGAACCAACATACATTAGTTCACAAGCATCATTGTAGACACCATATACGCCACGGAAACGATAAGCATACGGATCTTTTAAACCAGACATCCAGGAACCTCACTAGGATTGAACTTTGAAGTGACTGCAATAGCATTCCAAGGATGTAGACTTTCTTCATGCGATACAGCCAAAGAGAAGTCTCTAATTCTACCCTTGTCATACCATTCGTCTAACGCGCCATACATTATACGGCAAACGTCTTCAGAGAACAACAGGTTGGCTCCATTAAGTTCGGCAAACGCTTGTTCATCTCGTCTCTTAACAACAATCTGAACTTCGGTTGGAATATGCTTTCTGCAAAGCTCTACAATGTCTTCAAACCAAATGATCTTACTTGGGTCAAACTCAACCTTAACCTTTAGAATAGATCTCTGACTATGAGCATTAGCAGCAGCATCTCTATGCTTACGAGCATCATAGGCTAACTCAAACGAACATGGACAAGTTGAACTATAGACATAGTCTATGGTAATGAAGAACTTATAAACTCCACTACGATACTGACCTTCTAATTCAACCTTATAGGCAATATGACCGCGAAGTTTTTCTTCAGGGTTATCATCTCTACGAGAGCGTAGAGCCTCTTGTGTCCAAGGATATTTAAAGCGAAGCTTACAATAAGCATTCTTACTATTCTGCTTCTCAGCGAGCTCCTTTAGTGCTCCTTGAATGCCATCGATCGAAAGGTGGTCTTTGATCTTATTATGCATAATGAGATAGAGTCTCGAGAGATTCAATCCCTTAGCATTAGGGTCATCCAAAGAGCAATAAAGGCTGGCTTCTGCCTGCAACTGTTGTGTATTACCATCACGGCGCTTGACCATGATAGGAAGGTCAACCGGTGCAATACCAACCTTACGAAGAGGAACTCTTGCACCGGGTAGAACTGGATTCACTTGAGGGTCAGGTAACTCCTCACAGTAGAAATTACTATCATAATTAAATACAAGATCTGGCATCTTGTTAGAGTAATCAATACCCATTTTTACACCTCAGGGTTAACATAAAGAGCAGAGTTAAACTCATGCTCGTAGATCTCTATAGTATCAATCCAAACGCGGTTGTCAGTCAACTCTTTAATTTTTGGATTAATGTTATCAAATACAAACTTACAAGAGCCTTCGATACCTGGACCCCACCCCTTTGTTACATCCATAACATTAAGGTTGATGCCATCCATCTCATGCATCTCTTTCCACATCTTAAGTAAAGGGTCATCAGATGCAATTAACATTCTATGGTCCCATTGATCTTCAAGCCACTTCTTGACCCACTTAAGGTCACCAAAGTCCATACACCACATCTTGTCATCTAGTGTAGTACATGCAAAGGTAAACTTAACATAACGGCCATAACCATGAGCCCACTTACAATGACCCTTATCTCTCCACTGACGATGACCAGTAGAGATAGGACCTATTCTTTTTGTAGAATAAAACTTACTAGCCATCTCACACCTCCCACCAGAACTCAAACCATTCTGGAACTTTCTTTCTTGAAATCTTAGTACCATAGAAGTTGGGTACTATACTCTGATCCTTGTTATAAATCAAGGAGGCAACGTAAATATTATTGTAATCTAACTTGTTACAAACAGATAGATTCCAATCTTCGAACATAGTCCTTAGAGCTTCTCCACTATCGACAATATCATCAACAACAAGTACCTTCTTGCCATTGTTAATATCTTCTGGTACCCAACAGTTATATTCTTTATTCTCATGGTCTCTTGTCGACCAGCTGATTGGAACTAATCGCAATCCAAGCTTATGGGATAGTACTACACCAGGAATCAAACCTCCTCGTGATAGTGCTACGATATAACTAAACTCAACTTTTGATCTCTTGATCTTTCTGACAAGGGTATCGATATCCTTATCAAAGTCTTTAATTTTATACTTAATTAACTTTGCCATACACCTTTCCTAAACCATGTTACGAGAACTAATCTTTTACCTTTTGTGACTTCTACAACGCCATGATCAACTGCTGTATTATAATAAATTGTCCGGCCAATAGGTTGAGGTAATGATCTTTTATTATTGCCTCGGCCAACTATAATATCGCCACCCACTAAATCATCTGATTTGTCTATTAGGGTGATTGCAGTACCACCAACAGTATCAGGGTTATCCTGATGAGTCTTAGCATATGCCCCTGATTGATACTCTAAGAAGTAATTGGTTACTGAGCACTCGCTACCATGAAACTTAATTAACTTAGATTGAATACCATCCCACAAATCTGATCTTACCTTTCTAATGTTACATTTGTATACATTAA